CCGGCAGCTTTATCCGCGAGCGGTTTGAGGATGGCCAGCCATCTGCATCCAGGAACCATTGCACGCATGTCCTATTCCTGATGCTGGATGACATCGGCACCAAGTCCAAAGAGCCGCCGCTCGCGCCCACCGCTATCGTCGAGACGAGCCCCGGCAATTTTCAATACTGGTATGCTTACAGCGACCAGCCCACCGTAGACGAGCACTGTTCACTTCTGACCGCGCTCGCTAAGGCCGGCTATACCGATCCTGGCGCTACCAATCCTGTGCGCAACTGCCGCCTTCCGGGTTCCGTAAATCGCAAGCCCGGCCGCGAGGACTTCGTATGCCGAGAAGTGACGTTCGATCCTTCCCGCGAGTTTACCGTTGCGCAGATCGTCGAAGCGTTCGGCGTCACGCTAGAGCCCGTCGAGACGAATACGCACCACATACGGCTTACGGACAGCGGCCAAGATGACGTTGTGGCGTGGCTGAATGAGAACAACCTTATTACGTCCCGCGTAAATCACGAAGGCTGGATGGGCGTTGTCTGCCCGAATCACGCCGCGCATACGGACGGTCAAGGCGAGGCGCGGTATATGCCGCAGTCCCGCGCGTTCTTCTGTTTTCACGGCCATTGCGAACATCTGACCAGCGAAGCCTTTCTTGAGTGGGTGGGTGAACAGGGTGGGCCGCGTCGCCGTCCAGGACTGCGCGACGACATCCTCTCCGACATGCTGACCGAGATGCAGCCGCCCGAACCGACGGAGGCATTCCCTGATGTCGTGACGCCGCAGATCGCAGCCGTAGAGCGCAAGCAGGCTGGGCGCGAGACGCGCGACGGCTGGCACGCGCGGTTCGCTTACGTCGCTACTGACGACGCCTATTTCGACCGCGAGACTTGTTCGGAACTGAGCCGCAAAGCCTTCAACGCGCTCTATCGTCACGTCGACTGCTACGCGCAGGCCGCCGACGGCAAGAAACGCCGGCTAGAGGCGTCGGTGTGGTTCGATATGTTCCGCGAAGACCGCAACGGCTATGCCTTGCACGGCATGACCTACGCCGCCGGCGATGACTGGCAAGTGCACAATGATGGGCTCGTTTACGGCAATGTCTGGCGCGACTATCGCCCTGCGATAACCGGCGGCGGCGATCCTCAGCGGTGGATCGACCATTGCCGCAAGCTGGTTCCTAACGAGGAAGAGCTTGAACACGTCTGGAATGTAATGGCGTTCAAGCTGAAGAATCCAAAGATCAAAATAAACCATGCTGTGCTGCATGGCGGTCATGGCGGCTCTGGCAAAGATACTATGTGGGCTCCGTTCTTCTGGGCTGTGTCCGGCGAAAATCTTCGGAATGTCAAGATCATCGATGGCGACAAGATCGTATCGGACTGGGGCTATCACTATGAAAGCGAAGTTATTGTTCTAAACGAGCTAAAAGAGCCCGAGGCGAGAGATCGCCGGGCGATGGCGAACAAACTGAAGCCCATCATCGCCGCGCCGCCAGAGATGCTGACCGTCAACCGCAAGAGCCTGCACCCCTATGAGATGCCAAACCGGGTGCTTGTGGTCGCGTTTACTAACGAAGACATGCCTATCACGCTTGATTCGGATGATCGGCGCTGGTTCTGCATATGGTCTACCGCCGCGCGCATGAGCGAGCAGGAAGCGGCCGATATGTGGGACTGGTATAAGGCCGGAGGCTTTCATGCCGTCGCTCAATGGCTCTACGCCCGCGACGTGTCGGCTTTCAACCCGAAACAGCCGCCGATGATGACAGATTACAAGCGCAAATTGATCTATACCGGCATGAGCCAGGCGGAAAGTTCAGTCTATCACTCAATCGAAGACCGAATTGCGCCTTTTGATAAGGGAATCATCGGCGGTCCTTGGTACAAGGTTATTGAAGATTTGAACAACCAGACCGTTAACAGTCGCGTTCGCATTGTGCAGCCGGCGCTCTTTCATGCGTTGAAGGAAGCTGGCTGGATCGACAAAGGGCTGATCTACGCCAAGGAATATCCCACCAAACAGCATTGTTTCGTGAGCCCGGAGATGAAAGACTGGTCTAATTCAGACATTCGCCGCGAATGGGCCAAAATATCGGGTGAGGGAGCGCCGAAAGATAATGTCTACCCTATCAATCGATCTATATAGGCACGTCCTAGAGACGCTGGCAGAGCTAACCGAGTCAGTCGATGATTACCTAGACTGGGCGGCGACGCCAGGCGACGACGAATGCCCGGAGGCGATTATAGAACGCCTCTGCGCGGCGCATGAGTCGGCGCAAGAGCTACTGACGGGGCTCGGGTTCGGAGAGACGCCATCCTAAAAAGAAAAGGCCGGCTTGCGCCGGCCCTAGTCGGGGAAGGAATGGACGCCATCTCTTTAGCGCGTCTCAGCCGACGTTGCAAGTGCCGTCGGACATATAAAGACAGTCCAAGCGCCGGACGATCTCTTGTTCTGTCATGATCGGGTGCTCAGTCGCGTGCGGATGCGTGCGGCGGAACACGGCCCAGAGCGGCTTATTCACCTCGTAGCAGGGCTCGTTGCGGGGCATGTCGGGCACAAGCGCCCCATAGCCATCTAATTGCGTTTCCCAGTAGTTCATTATTTAACCCCGAATATAAGTTCTAGGACTACGATGACCGCGACGGCCAAGATGTCAACGTCTTTCATATCGCCTCACCGCCGCCATGACCGCCGTGTGATTGTAACGGAAAACGCCCGCTATCGTCGGATAGCTCGCTTTCAGTTCCCGCCTGGCGCGCCACATTATCTCGTCACGAATGGTCACTTTCCACGACGTTCGGTCGTGACAGATCAGGGCGTCGGGAGTCGTGTGGAGCGCCTTTGCGGCGTCTTCTACCATCTTCCGAATCTGGCGCTGTTGCTCCATCCGCTCGGCGTGGATGGTGGGCGGCGTTTCGTCTCGCATCGTCCGGTTCCTTTGTTGCAAAGTTAAGGGCATAGCCCGCGGTTATGATGGCGCGGTCGTCTGCCAATGGCAGATGAATGCGCGCCCATGGCTTGCCGTTTAGGCCGTAGATCACGATTGTCTTCGTCTCTACGCTCCAGGTGGCTTGACTAAGCGTGACCTTCCACACGGGCGCTCTCCCCTTCTCGGCGCTGGATTTCCGCTTGTATGACCGCGCCGCGGTATGGGTCGGGGTCGGCGTCGAGCATAAGCTGCAAGGCGTCGTCGGACAGCAGCCGCACAATCTCGCGTAGGTTTGATAGTTCTTCCCAAATCTCTTTCATCTTCCCCATTACTCATTTCCTTTCAGTGCGGCGTCTATTATCTCGTCAGGGCCGATCAAATTGCGGGCGTATTGAAGCGCAGCGCGGGTGGCGGCTAGTTCGGCGATTAGGCGCTCGGCCAATCCAGCAAAGATTAGCTTCTGCCTAGACGCGGATACTTCTTTTTCCGTGGCGAGTTCGGCGATTAGGCGCTCGATTTCGTCGGCTGCTTCCTGCTGCACAGGATCGCTCTCGCTGACGCGCAGCATTCTCACAATTCTATCGTCCGTCATCGTCATATTCCTCGTTACGCATTGCCGCGTTTACCCACTTGATGACGCGCGCTCGCTGTCTCTCGATTTCAATTTTGGCCTCGGCGAGTTCGGCGCGGAGCGGGTTGCAGCGCACGACATCGCAACGCTCGATGGCGTTGGCAAACCACCCAATAAGCCAACCTTCATCCATGTCGGAATAGCCGAGACGAATAGCCGTCTTCCGAAATTCCTTCGCCCATAGAACAGCGTCTGTCCCAAGGCGCTCAAGCATATCTGCGGCGTTCTCACTCATCCCCGTCTCCTTTCAGCGCGGCGTCTATTATCTCGTCAGGGCCGATCAAATTGCGGGCGTATTGAAGCGCAGCGCGGGTGGCGGCTAGTTCGGCGCGCAGTCGCTCGATTTCGTCGGCGGCAAGCCGTTCGTTCTTTGTGATATGGCGTTCAGTGCTTCGCGTCTCATGGTTGTATCGGTAAACGCCCTCCCGCAACCGCTCTACAATGTCGTTACTCATCACCATGCCTCCTGGTCTTGGATACAATGCTCGCGCAGTCTATCGCCCTTGTGCAGCGCCGCCTCGATCAAGCCGTAGAGCGGATCGGACTTGGCCAGCACAACGCCCTTGTCGTCAAACTCGTAAGGGTCCAGTTCGATCGACAGCACTTCGATGGCCTCAACGTAGCGCGACATGATTCCGACATCGGGCTCTGGCTCACCTATCTCATAGGCGACGGTTGCCGTGCCGGACGCGAACAAACATGCGCCGGGCAAGATTTGTAGTTCGTCGAAAAAATATTCAGTTTCCATTCCACACTCCTATCCAGTAATCCTCCGCGGCGTTGTCATGCGCCTCGCGTAGGGCCTTATAGGCTTCGTCTACAAGCCCCGGCCGGGGCTGTAGCGCCAAATAGTCTAGGAGCGCCTCTAGCGTCCGCGTGTCCATTTCCAGGTCGATCATTGCGTCGCCTCGTTCGTTAGCTTGCGAATCAGTTCGTCTTTGAGCTTCAGTCGGCGCTCGGCATCGTAATACTTTAGCTTTAGCTCGTTTAGCTCTTTCGTAATGTCGACCAATTGCTCGGCTATGATGACATGCGCCTTCGTCCAAGCGCGTTCGGCTTCCAGGTCTGACCGCAAGCGGGCGATTTGCTTCACTAGTGAGTCGCTCAATATTTCGCGGGGGTTATCTTTCATGGTCTTCCCTTTCAGTTCGGCCTCGATACAGTCGCGGACATGAATCACCATATCCCATCGTTCTTTTTGGATGGCCTTGGTCAGTTCGTCCGAAATTTCTTTAAGCTCTTTTGCTCTTGACGAAGCGCGCGCGGCCAATTCGGCGCGCAAGGCGTCGCACTCCCGCTCCAGCTCTACGCGGCGGGCATAGTCTTCACTCATGATCTTTGACCTTTACTGTTAGCTCCAGCCCTAGTGCGCCGGCCCAATCCACCAGGCGCGGGACTGACGGTTTGCAATAGCCGGTTTCCCAAGCCCATATGGCGTTGGCGTTGTAACCGGCCTTCTCTGCTACTACGGCTTGCGACAGCCGTAGCTGCTTGCGGCGTTGGCGTAGCGCCACGGCTATCGGCATTGGCTTGTATTTTGACATTAGCTCACTCTCCGAAATAGAAACACCGCGCATAGGCGAGCAGCACCTCTTGCGAGGCGTCATAGTAGCGCGTCCAAGGCGTCCCCCAGTCCTGAACCTCTAACCATGCGCGGGAAGGCTCGCGGTTGTCGTCTAGCTCGCCGCGAATCCACACGGCCGGGCCTCCCGTGGTTAGCAGAATGCTAAATTCCCCCGCCTCTAGCGTGTCGCCCAGCGCGCACCACCCGCTGCGGACTTCGATTAATAGCGCGTCTTCCTGGATTCGCGTTTGCGCCTCTTCCAAGCTTACACACTCGCCGGCGTCGGCGCTTAATTCGTCCAGTTCGTCTTTGTTCTCTTCGTCCCACTGGGCAAGTTCGGCGCGCGCGTCGGCTTTCTCGTGCGATTCAGCGTCCGCAATCATGTCGAGCAACGCCTGGCGCTCCTCTCGGAGCTCCATAAGCCGATCATAGTCAACCTCTAGCGCCGCCACCATCTGCGAGATGGACGCATATGCGCTGCGGCCGGTTTCTTTCAATCTATCGTCCATTGTCGTCGTTCCTTTGTGTGTTTGTTACCCAGATTACACAACCGGCCAGTCGGGCGTGGCGAACAGCACGCCTATCCCGTAGCCTTTGGTGGACGTTAATTCGCACTTCAGCGGGACCGGGCGTGAGCCTGGGAAGTGAGACTGCCACCACCCCAGCGCCCGCTCGAACGCTTTCTTGTGCGAGTGCGGGAGCGCCTTCACGAGCGCGTCCGCGTCCGGCTGATACGGCAGACCGTTATGATAGTCGCCTACGAGCCCGCATTGACGCGCTGGGACGCGGGCGCGCCAGACTGTCTGGCCGTCGCGGTGTAGCGTTACGATGTATTCCAGTTCCATGGTTAGATTCCCTTCGCAGCGACGGGCTGATACGTCCAAGCGCCTTCGTTCTTAGGCTTGGTCGCCGGCGCAATGTCAGGGTGGGCTTTTTGCACTGTCTTTGTTACGTGCGCCAATAACGGGCCGTGGAATGCCGCGTTGATAGCGTCGAACGGGTTTGCGCCCGCATCAATGTCTGCCAGAACATCGTCGACGCGAATCAGATATTGGCCAAGCGCGTAGATATTATAGCAACGCCTATTAGCTTGCTTGCGATCATAAGCCGTCACGGCATGTATTAGCGTATTGCGCATTTGTCAAACTCCGATATCTAGCGTTCCGGGAACAATCCAAAACGAATCGCCCCAGCGCGACGCCACGGTGCGGCGATAGCTTATGGCTAGAAAAGACGCCTCACGATATCTAAGATAATTGTTCATTTGTTATTCTCCTGTCAGGGCGTGACGATAGCGGCGACGATAGCGGCGATCAGACCGCAGGCGGCGAATGTTTGCAGGGCTTCGAGGGTTGTTAGCATTGGACTGTCTCCGTGGTTGATTTGTGTAATGTAGGCACAAGTAGAGCGAATGTCAATAGGTGTTTCTTAGGTGTGCGAAGAAACAACCGAGGCGCCCGGATATCAATGCGTTATGCTGTTAGGTGGTTTATTTGTGCTATTGTCTTAAAAATATAATATATTATATATAGGTAATATACGTGTAATGGACAGGTTTAGCCGTCCCGCGTCGTAAAAACCGCCTTAAAAACCTAAGCAGCGGTTATTGTTGGCGTAGCGTTGTGTTTACGGCAACCTACTTTTATCTACTTAGGCAGTCCGGTAGGTGGTTTTACCGGCGTCAATCATTTTGGTTTATAGAAGATTTCTATCGGTAAACTCGCCGCTTGTGTGCAACCCTGTGAATACGCCCTATACCTACCACCTAAGGGATCACCTACCTTTGCGCGCTCGCCTGGCGCGTTGCTGTAATGTTATAACGTAGCAAGCATGGACCAAGCCGCAGCGCACGCAACCGTGCGTAAGCGTGGCAGGCGCGCGTGACGGGGGGCTGGGCCGAGGGATCTCCTTGTAAAAATACGCAGATACCGCAAGAAATTTTTTAATTTTTAAAAACCACGCCGGCATAAAATTTTTAAAATTCAAAAAAAGTGCTATAACAAAGTATGTTTGACTCTCTCCCTTACGAACCGCGCGTTATAAAGGCCACTGAGGCCGTGCTGACGCGCATCTATGAATCGGCCAAGAAAGGTCTGAAGGGCGACTCGCTGGCGCTGGCGGCGGGGCTCACGCCACACGAGTATCGGACGCTTGTGCAGCTCGACCCTATTGCTGAGCACTTCGAGCAGCGCGGCCGCGCTGACGGCGAGGCTGAGCTAGCGGGCATCATGATGGACGCAGCCCGCAGCGGCGACACCAAGGCCGCTATGGACATGCTAAAGTATGCTCACAAGTGGACCGCGCCGCAGTCGGTGCAGGTTGAGGTTAATCAGACCATATCTATTACCGCGGCGCTGGAAGAGGCGAAACAGCGGGTGATCGAAGGGATAGTTCTGGATGCAAGCGCCGATCTTCTCAGCGACGGACGAACAGAAGCTGATGGCGACGCTCTGGGCGTCGCAGGTCAAGGACGACCCACTGACGTTCGTGAGGATGGCGTTTCCGTGGGGTAAGCCCGGCACGCCGCTGGAGCATCACCAAGGGCCGCGCAAGTGGCAGCGCGAGGTGCTGACCGAGCTGCGGGACCACATACGGGCGAACAACGGTCAGGTGGACTTTAATACGTTCCGCATGGCGACCAGTTCGGGCCGCGGCATCGGTAAGTCTGCTTTAGTCTCCTGGCTGGTCATCTGGATGCTGACGACCCGGATCGGCTCCACGACCATCGTGTCGGCCAACAGCGAGGCGCAGCTCCGCAGCGTCACCTGGGCGGAGATCACCAAGTGGCTGAGCATGTGCCTTAACAGCCATTGGTTCGAGGTGAGCGCGACGCGCGTGCTGCCGGCCAAGTGGATTGCTGAGCTGGTAGAGCGCGACTTGAAGCTGGGCACGCGCTACTGGGGCGTCGAGGGGCGCTTGTGGTCGGCCGAGAACCCCGACGCCTACGCGGGCGTCCACAACTTCGCCGGCGTCATGCTGGTGTTCGACGAGGCGAGTGGTATCGACGATGGCATATGGTCAGTGGCTAGTGGTTTCTTCACAGAGAACACGCCTAATCGTTTTTGGCTTGCTTTCAGCAATCCTCGCCGTAACAGCGGCTACTTCTATGAGTGCTTCAACAGCAAGCGAGAGTTCTGGCGAACCAAGACTGTCGACGCCCGAAGTGTGGAAGGAACTGACAAGGCCGTTTACCAGCAGATCATCGACGAATACGGACCCGACTCCAGCGCCGCCCACGTCGAGGTCTACGGGGAGTTCCCCAACGCCTCCGACGATCAGTTCATCGGAACCTTGCTCGTTGACGAAGCCATGGCGCGGGCACCGTCTAAGGACCCATCGGCACCGATCGTCGTGGGGGTGGACCCGGCGCGGTTCGGGGCGGATGCGACGGTGATCGCTATACGCCAAGGGAGGGACATCCTAGCTATCCGGCGGTTTCGCGGCGACGACACCATGGAGGTGGTCGGGCGGGTGATCGACGTTATAACTGAGTTCAGCCCGCAGCTTGTGGTGATCGATGAAGGCGGCCTGGGGGCGGGCGTCGTCGACCGGCTGAAAGAGCAACGGTATAGGATCAGAGGCGTGAACTTCGGCAATAAGAGCGTCAAGCCGCTGATGTATGGTAACAAGCGCGCTGAGATGTGGGGGGCGATGAAGGAATGGCTGAAAACAGCCAGCATCCCGAAGGATCGGTTTTTGAGGAGCGACCTGACGGGACCGATGATGAAGCCGGACAGCAAGGGAACAATCTTCCTGGAGAGCAAGAAGGACATGAAGGCCCGCGGGCTGGCGAGCCCCGACGCCGCCGACGCTATCGCCGTCACGTTCGCCTACCCGGTCGCGCACCGCGAGGCCCGCCCGGTGGACAGCAGACCGCGACTAAGTTATGGTGGCAGCGGCAATTCTTCTGGATGGATGGCGTCGTAATGGCCAAATCGGT